CTATCTATTAGTTTGATATGTAATTTTCTTTTCTACCTCCAGGATAATCACATCATTTTTTCGCTTTTTTATTTCTGCCGTATTTCCCCTGGACAAAATCTTCTTTATTGCTTCAATCATTTTTTCATCAGAACTCATATAACACCTACTTTACAGGGAATGGGTACTTGCTCCCGTTGTCTGCTGCCTGTTTGTACTGGCCTGTATACTTTCCTGCATGGGATTCCATTTCTTTTGTTGCAGCCTCCAGCTTCTCGCGGACTGCTTCTAATGCCGCCTCTAAAAATATCTCAAATAGAAATCGGTTATCCGGGCCAACAATGGAAAGCGGGGACTGTCTCCCAAAAGCAGCCTGTCTTACATCGGCATTAAATATATAATCCATCTTGTCGTTGATGAGCTGGTTAAACTCCCCAAGTCTGGATGTACTTTCCTCCAGGGATATTCCTGCCTGTTCTGCAGGACTTCCGTCTGCCTTAACTTTGATACTTGAAAGTCGTTCCGATTCGTTTTTTAAGTCCCGCATAGCTTCATCAAATCGGATTAGGATGTTTCCATCCTTTGGATTTATCTTTATAACCCGGTTGGAATCCCCATTGATTGTAAATGTTTCAAATCCATCATCAAAATTAATATTTGCCATTCCTATAACCTCCGTTTATCATTTTCTTTAATCTTGCTTTATCCTCTGTCACCGTATTCTGCATAAACCCGGATATTGACTCCATTCCCTTCTCCATACATCCTGCCGCAACACCCAGCAAATCATTTTGCGTTTCTCCCAGAATCTTCATGCAGCCGCTCAAACACGTTTCAACCATTTCTATTTTATTCATTGTTTTTACCCTCCATCTTTTCATAAATCGCCGCCAGTTCACAAATAACCACAAAAATCATTATTCCAATAACAATCACATTATCACCTACTTTCTTTGTGTTATAGTAAAAAAAATAAAGCCCTTCCTTAAACGGCTCTGCGTCTCAGCGTCTGGCTCTATACAATCATACTGCTATGTAATTTTCATTCTGCTGGCATATAAAAGACCCTCTGCCCGGCTTGATATGCTAAATCCACCTCATAAAGAACACCTTTAGCCCTCGCCATATCCTCATAGACTCCCACAAACAATGCTCCGTTATGAAACCTGCTTCTGACATACACCGTTGCCCCTTTACCATCGTGGCTGTATTCTGTATATATTTCACCATATTCAAGGTATTGCCTTGCATCCTGGGTTCTTATCTTCACCGCTTACCCCTCCTTTCGATTTCTGTCAACACCGCCATTGCTATATCCTTGCTGAATGAATCTGGATATTTTATCATGAAACACTTAACTGCATTTACGGTTTCCTCCCAGTATTCATCATCATCTGGTTTTCCTACTGGAAGCCGCTGCTTAAATAGCTTCCAAACGTCTGCGAACATTTCAAACTCCTGTTTCACCTCTGAATTTTTTACCACATCGGCCCCCTGTTAATCAAATGGTGTTTTCTCCTTTGCGGGCTTGAAATCAAAATCTTTACCCTCTGCTTCCTTGAAACTCATTTCCTCACCAACAAATTCCATTTGAAATTTTGCTGTTTTCCCTTGTCGGTTTTTCTCTACCTTCACCCCTTTGTATCTTTCATTTTCTTCTGAAAGATTCCAAAGCAGCATAACAACTGATGCATCCTGCTCAATATCACCTGATTCCCTCAGTTCCGACATAGTGGGTTCTTTTGTCTGCCGTCCCTCTGATGCCCTGTTTAACTGCGATAAGACTATGATAGGCCGGTTCAACTCCATTGCCAATGATTTAATTGCCTTTGAAATATCGCCCACTTCTGACACCCGGTTAGCATAATGACGTTCTGTCTTTATAAGCTGCAAATAATCAATGATGATGCAATCAGCCCCCATGTGCTGGCATTCTCTGCGTATCTCGCCCACGGATTTGACCCCGCTTGATATCCACACATCCAGCCTTTTCAGTTCCGTATTGGCCTTTTGGAACCGTTCTTTTTCATCCCCCAGGAAAGCCTTGCCCTGCCGGATACGGTTCATCATAATACCAGATTGCCGCGACACCAGTCGTTCATACATCTGCTTATTTGTCATTTCCAGATTATACAGCAGCACCCGCTTGCCCTGGATTCCCATATTGGTCAGTATTTGCGTAACAAAAGCAGATTTTCCAACTGCCGGGCGCGCTCCAATAACAATGATATCCCCACCCTCCAGACCCCCAAGACATTCATCCAATCGTGTGAATCCCGTGTAAAGAAAATCCCGTTCCCTGTCCACAAAACATCCTGGGGCCATTTCGTCAACAATCTCACTTAAGCTTTTTGCCTTTGGTCTATCATCCTCCTGCAATGCCTCCAGAGCGTTCACAGTCTCCCCTATTTGCTTTTCTACGGCAGAGGGGTGGAATTGTACTGCATTGATAATTTGCGTGGCTGTACGGGCCTTATATGCGTTTTTAATCACATCTGCATATTCCCCAGCCGCAGTGCTTGTCACACTTGAATCACTGCACTCTTTTAATTTGCTCAGTAATTCAGCTTGGGAAACATCAGCAATATTTGCTGCAAGGGTTACAAGATTGGCCTGATATCCAAAATCATGCGCTCTCAAAAATTCCAGATATATCCTACCTAACAGCGCATCAACAAACATATCAGGGCGAATGCTCCCACAATCCTTGATTGCCCGTGGTTCCATCATCAAGGCACCAATAAGCGCTTGCTCTTCATTAACAATCATAAATCACCCTCCCCCGGCAGATAATCAATAATGGCCTTTGACATAAATGTATCGAAATTTTTATAATAATCTAACTCTGTTCCCTCTTCCTCCCGTTCACGGGTATAGGCTCGAACCGCCAAATAAACTTGCTTGTTAGTCAGCCGATAACGAACTTTGTTGATACAGCGCCCCTTTTTCACATAAGCACAATAGTATTCAAATGCTTTTGAACGCCCCCTCTTTTTGGGATATATGGCATAAATCTTTTCAAAGTCTGTTTTCAGTTGTTCAAGGTCGGAATTATTATCTCCCGTCTTATCTGGTTCGGCTCCAGGCGAACATAATATATTATTATCTAACTCTATACTAACCTGTGCTTCCATTTTGGATACATCATGGATACGTCCTGTATCCAGTTCGTATACGCCATTATTAACAGTCAGTTGAGATAACTGTTCTTGATAAAGAGTGCGCTTATATCTGTCTGCCTGTATGTAGTTATTTTGTTTCCAATGAGTAATAACCATGATTCCATCATCAAATGGAATAACAAATCCCCTGGAAATCAAAACATTCAAATCATCACTTCCACAGTTGACTAACTTAGTGATTTTTTTAGGAGAAGATACAAAACCATCATCATCTGCCCTCAGACCTAAATGGAAATACAAATTTTGTGAAGTAGCAGGCATATCAAGAAACTTGTCCGTATCAATAACATCAAGTGAAAACATCCTCCTATTCGCCATTGGTTGATACTCCTTCAATCTCTCTCAACAACGCTTTTGCGCTATCTAATGCTTTCAAAGTTCTGCTTCCACGATTCTCTAGCGTTTTTATAAATCGCCTAATTTCATTTGCCGTTGAAGCTCTATAATATCCACCTAATGTACTACTTAAAATCACATGCCCTTGCTCTCGTTCAAATTCAATCTGTTTCTGCAATGTCCTAATGCTTGTAAATCCAAAATAATTTTTTAAAAATGTCGGTGACAGCGCATTTTCCTCACCAGCTTGTAAAAATTCATAAACCATATTTACCCTTTCTACTTTTCTTTATCTACAGGCATTTCTAACTTTTTATTGCTCTTTATGGTCAGGATAAAACAGTCTCCTATTCTCCATCTATACACTGCTTGTCTTAAATATTTGTCCCCTGTCCATTCAGAAAATCCACCAGTTTGCCAAAATTGACTAAATACTTCGTTCCAACCATAACAAACGTTATTTTCTTCTGGAGGCATAATTTTCTTATGCAATCATAAGATAACCCGGTCCTCTCTGCTGCCTTACGGATGGTAAGCATTTCTGGAATGGCCTGTTCCTCCTGCACCGGGAGTTTAATAGCCGCTTCTAATGCCGCCATCTCGCCAAGAATAGCCTTTTCCCGCCGTTCTATATCCGCATTCCAACCGGAACCAGATTGCAAGAAAAGCTCTGAGCGCTGCCGCGCTAAGTCCGTATACCTGGAAATCAACTCCATTTTCGTCATATAATTTGAATTTGCTCCTTTCCAAATATTTTCCATTCATCCATTCTTCCCGGAAAATCTCGCTCATTATCTGGCCTCATGCAACTTATCAATTTCATTATCTGCGACAGTAAGGTCATACAGCACCCGGCGTCCAATTCTTACTCGGCATCCAAGACTTTCTCCGAATTTCATTGCTGTATTCCTTCCTAACCCTGTGTATGCCATCCATGCCGCTAAATCTACAAGCCTTGTTTTCGTATTTTTCTGCATTAAAATTCTCCTTTCGGTTATTTATTGGGATTTATTGTATGTACTTGAAGTTTGTTTGGCACATCTCGGAAACCTTTTTTTATGTTACCTGGATTATGAAAGGAGTGGAGAAATGAGTAAGAATGTATCCCGTTCTAAAGAATATATGTTACTATGCGGAGAGAGATTGAAAGAATGCAGAGAAGCGGCCGGATATACGCAAGAGGAACTTATAAATAAAATTATGCTACTTCCAGAAAACAGAGGAAAAGAGAGGAACGAAAAGCATATATCCAGCGTAGAAAATGGAAGACGCCCTTTATCCATCGAATATGCTCGTTTAATTTCTAAAGTATTAAAGGTTAAAGAAGAATATTTATTGGGAAAAGATGATTTCAAAACCGAATCTGACGAAGCAGACTCATACACAAAAGAATGGAGCGAAAGACGTAGTTGTATAAAATTTTTAATACAAAGTATGGGATACGTAGAGGAGTATGCCTCACAACTTCGTTATCGACAACTTTTTATAAGTTCTGCGGATACAAATGAGGCTATCAAGAAAAAACTAGCATTTGCCCAAAAAGGATTGTCTGTGTATCCCGAATGGAATATGATTATATCTGATGAAAAAGGCAGGAGAATACATTTAATGTCAAATGAAATAGAACGTATTTATGATGATATTGAATCTTTTATAAAGTATAGACTGGAAAGGGAATTTGATGATATTACTCGTTATGCTTGCGAAAAAGATATGGGAGACAACAGTCTAAATATCACATGGTTATAACTTCTTAAAGTACCACTTTGCATAAACAATGATAAACCACAATAAAAAGAAAAGCCTATAAACGCTATGTTTCCGGGCTTTCTTAAACAATGATAAATGTACTACTTTCAATGTTATTTTCTTAAGGAAGGATATTATGGCAAGTATAAGAAAACGCGGTAACTCTTATCAAGTCACGGTTAGCAATGGGCGCAGAGCCGATGGGACCCAAATACTTGAAACAGACACATTCACACCAGAATCAGGAATGACCCCAAAACAGGAGAAAAAGGCCCTGGAGCAATTTGTAATGGATTTTGAGCGTGATGTAAAATCAGGCCAAAACGTTAAAGGCCGGCGCATGACTTTGGAGGAACTATCTGAGTTATTTTTAAAAGACAATGAACCTACTGGAAAACCGGATGATGATATTATGTCCATCACTACCTGGGCCAGCTATAAAAACTGTTTGAAATTGCGCATCGTCCCACGCCTGGGGCATTTAAAGATATGCAGCATCATCCCAAAGAACCTTAAGGATTACAGCAAAGCCTTAAGGCAGGACGGAGCCAGGATTGACGGAAAGCCCGGCGGGCTATCTGAAAGCACCATAACAAGGGATTGCGCCATTGTCAGCAGCTTATTGTCTTATGCCGTTGGTGAGGGATTACTCACCATAAACCCTTTAATCTATGCTGGAAAGCAAAGCAAGGGACACAGGCCAAAGAAAGAGTATAAGGTGAAATATCTTACCATAGAGCAAACGCAAGCGTTCCTGTGGGCCTTAGACAACCCTATGACGATAAAATATGGCGGCCGTAAACGCAAGAATAAAGCGGGGGAAGTATATTCAATCAAAGAATATCAAACGTCCTGGAAACTCTCCTTAAAATGGCGGGCTTACTTTTATCTGGCCCTGTTCATTGGCGATAGACGTGGTGAGAATATAGCTTTTACATGGAATGATATAGATTTAGATACCGGAACCGTGAATATTGAAAACTCTACAGCTTATGTGGATGGAAAGATAATACAGAAAAAGACAAAAACAAATAAAACACGCACTCCTGTTATACCGCCTGTCGTCACGGGCATATTGAAATTATGGAAAGCGGAACAAATGCGCCAAAGCATGGAGCGCGGCACATATTGGCAGGGATACCACGGGAAAGAATTTGATAAGAATTTCATTTTCACGCAGGAAAACGGGATTCAGATGCACCCTTCAAGTCCATACCATCAATTCAAACGAATCATAGAACTGTATAACAAATATGTGGCAGAGGATTGCAGCCACATGATTCCCCCGGATATAACCCCACACGATTTACGGCATACCGCAGCCTCCATATTGATTGCTAACAATATGGACCCTCGCTCTGTTGCCGGGGTTCTGGGACATTCCAATGCGACCACCACATTAAATATCTATGCTTACTTTTTCCGCAGTAAAAATGAGGAAGCGGCTAACATCATGGAGAGTGTTTTAATTAAGGCAAATTAG